CCCTCCGTCGGTGGGCCTGGGTTGTCCATCACGGGGGAGAGGAGCACCACGCCGCTGCCCTCGTCCTCGTCGCCGTCCTGGGTCTCCGGCTTGTACTTCCACGTCTCCGGCTTCCGGTTGGTCAGCCAGAACATGGCGCTGGTGGGGTCCGGCGGGACCACCTTGTTGATGGTCGTGACCAACTCCACCACGTTGCCCAGCCGGTCCAGCTTTTGCTCCCGTCGGGTCTCGATGTATTCAAAGCCGCAGGCCCGCTTGAACAGGGCGGCCTCCACCTGCTCGTCCGGCACCTCGCACGCCTGCGCGAAAGCGTCTGAAAGGTCCGTGTACCGCCCGTCCCCCTTCCGCCCCAGGTCCAGGTATTTCTTGAAGGTCGAGTAGGCAACGTGCAGCTTCCCGGCGATCTCCTTTGCCGTGGCCCCGTCTTTGGCCCATTTGATGATCTTGTCCAGGTTGGGGAGGACATGGGTCTCGTATTTACTTTTTGCCATTCGCTCCCGCCTGCCTTTCTGAAAAATTGGCTTCTCTTTCATCGTAGCAAAGGCAGCTTCTTTTTTCGCCCCGAAGGGAGGATGTTTTTTCATTCTGGTGTTCACGCGTGTGGGACCCTCTCACCCTCACCATCCCCCCATACCCCCCTTCCTCTCCCTCTCTCCCTGGAGCGGGGGAGACCATTTTCGTGGCCTCACGAAAAAGATAAGAGACCCCAGGCCATAGGCCCAGGGTCTCTCTGGTATGCTTATGCTTTGCTTTTGCTGTGCTTTTCTATCGTGTAGGTGGCCCCGTAGCGCCGCCGCCCACAATGGGAGCAGGTCACTTTGTGATCTACGCCGCCGCCCACGCGTTTGAGGTCGTAGCCCTCCTGGAGCATCGCGGCGCACCTGCCGCAAAGGTCCTTCGGTTCGGTCATCAGTCGCTCACCCCCTTGAAGCTCTCCCGGACGTGACCGCCGTTCAGCTCAAATTCCACGGTGTGGTAGTGCCCCTTCGGATGGATGTACACCACGCGGCCCGCCACAGGCCGCCTCAAGCTCCGCTTGTCCTCGCCGCTGTCGGTGAATGTCTCCGGCAGGCGCATCACCTTGTCGCCCAGCTTCATGCCTTGCCCTCCCATGCCGGGCAGGTGGTGTCCGGCTCCGTGAAGTCCGCGCAACGTGGGCTGTCTCCGTTGAAGCATACGCCCTGGAAGTCCTCGTACCAGGCGCAGCTCCCGCAATTCCGCTTCATGCCGTTTCCTCCCGTTCCATCGTCATGCGGGCCAGCAGGCTCTCATACATCCGCTTGTAGGTGTCCCGCTCCGTCTGGGCGATTACCAAGGCCATGGAGGCCGTGCCGTCCTCGGTGTCCCCGCGTACCGGCTCCGGCTCCTCCTCGTCCTCCTGGGGGCTTGCAAGGCCGTACTGGGCCAGCCCCAGGCCGGAGAGGAGGCCGAGGTCCACCTGCTCCATCTCCCGCCGGGTGCAGCGTCCAACGAAGCGTCCCACGCGGCTCTTGTCCACGGTGTACACGTTCTCGCATAGGGCCGTGCTGATCTGTTCGGTGGAGCGGATGGTGATGTGCTCCGGTAGCTCCTTCTTGGGGGAGGCGGAGCAGTAGACTACCTGGACCACGGGGCTGTTGTCGTTCAGGGCGTCGCAGCTCACGATGATGGCGGGCCGGTCCTTCATCAGCTCGTGGCCGATGGCGTTCGGTATATCTACCCAGTAAATCTCCCCGCGCCGCATAGCGTTGGCAGGGAATGTGCCTTTCTTTGCCATAATCAAACCTCCGTGATAGTCAGATTGAAGCGTTCCCGCAGGAGCTTCTTTTTCATCTCGTACTGGGCCGTCTTGGTGGCCCGGCTCTTGACATCCTCCACCACCGGCAGCCAGAACACGGTGCCGTACTTGTCCGGCGCGGTGGGGCGCTCGTAGGCGAAGTCGGCCACATAGTGGATGGCCCGGACCCGCTCGCCGGTCTCCGTGATGTAGCTTTCCTGGAGGGTGTACTGCTGCTGGAGGCGCAGGTTGCGTATCTGCCCGGCCTTGAGCATCAGCATCAGCTCGTCGTAGCGGCGGGCCTCCTTCTTGCTGTCGAAGCGGAGGTTGCCCCGGCTGTCCGGCTGGTTGTGGTACTTGGGGGCCTTGGTCTTGCCCACGATGCCCAGCTTCTCCATGACCTGGCGCTGGGCCTCCGGCCCCATGCGTTGCAGGTCTGCGGCGGTCAGTCCCATCTCTCGTGCCTCCTTCCGTTTGGTGCAGCGGCGGGCCGGGCCGAAGCCCTGCCCCCGCAGAAACATCATGGGGTGCAGCAGCTTCCCGGACAGACCGCAGAAAACTGTGTTGTCCACGACGCGCACATACTCGCACTCGTCGCAGTATTCGATCTGGCCCTCCCGCTCCAGGGCCATCTCCAGCGGGGTTTTATCCAGCATTTGCCTGCGCCTCCTCCGCTATCAGCTTGCGTTTGCGCCGGGCGTAGGCGCTGTCGGCGGCGGACAGGCCGGGGTTCGTGAGGCGGCGCAGCCGGGCCTTTTCCCGCAGCTCCTCCCGGTGGGCCTGCTGGTATGCCCGGTGCCGTGCCCGCTCCTTCTCCGGGTCCCGGCTCCGGTCTTTCAGCTTTCGGCGCTCCTCGGCCTTGCCGTCAAACCAGCCGATGTGCTTATAGCTGGCAGCAAAGCAGCCCTCGGAGCAGAAGTACGTCGTGGCCTGCCGCTTGCCGTCCCGCTCCACCTGGCGCACCCAGGGGGTGTCCGCCGTGGTCACGATCTGCTTTCCGCAGGTGCCGCAGGTGCGAAACAGGGTCAGCCGGTTGGCCGTCTGTCGGCGCACGCTCATAAGTCGGACCTCCGCTCCATCACGCCCAGGATGTACTTGCCGTCCTCGCCGCGCCGGGCGTGTATCTCGTACTTCTCCCGCATCTCCTTGACGGAGAAGCGCGGGACGGCCAGCCGCCAGCCCAGGGCCGTCTCCGGGGCGTCCGGGTCCATGGCCCGCTCCCCGTGCTCCAGCACCACAGCGGTGAGCACAGCGTCCACAAGGGCCTGGGTCTCCTGGTTTCCGACATCCGCCTGGGCCAGGGCCTCCCGCAGCTTCTCGTTCTCCTTGGCCGTGTCGGCCACCTTCTTGTGCCAGCGCCCCAGCTCATGCTCCAGGCGCTTGATCTTATCGACGTTTCTTTCCATGTCACTCCGTCCTCTCGTAATATTTCAGCAGGTTGGCGGCCACCGTGCAGCTTTTCCAGTCCTGGAGGTTGGCGCAGTAGCGGTCCGCGTACTCGGCCAGGGCCTCCCGGTCCGGGAAGCTCATGCAGCCGCCCTCGCAGCGGACGCACAGCCGCTCGTCCCAGTGAAAGAACGGGCACGCCCAGGTCTTGTGTGAGTAGCCAGCCATTTGTCCGCCCCCTTGCTCATTCCGTGATCTGTCGCTGTCCTGCCGTGCTGCCCGGCAGGCCGATGGGGTTCTTCCGCAGCATCGTCTCGTAGGTTTGCTCAAAGCGCTCCATCTCGAAGTATTTCTTGTCCGGCGGCATGAACGCGTCGATGCCGCCCATGGCCTCGATGACCTTCTGGGTCCTGGTGGGCATCCCCTCCAGCGCCTGCTCTTTCGTCCGGCCAGCCAGCCGGGCCAGTTGCAGTTCGCTGCGGGCCATCAGGTAGGCGTTGCTGATTTCCGACCTGACCTCGTGCAGAACGGCCTCCGCCGCCTCCCGCATCTCCGCGATGGTCGGAGGGAATTTGCAGGTCTGGCACACCCGGATGACTGCCTGCTGGGCCGCCCAGAAGTCGATGTCCCGCAGGCAGGTGGTCCAGAGCGTGATGGTCGGGGCCAGCTTTGCCTTTAGGCTGTCCTTGTCCGGGGCCTTGAACATCTCCGCGTTGGGATAGGCCATCATCAGCACCGCGAAGATTTCCGTCACTTCCGCCCTGGTCATAGGCCGCTGAACTCGTCGTGCAGGTCTCGCAGGGCGTCCATCTTCTCGCCCGTGCTGGCCTGCTGGGGTCTGCCGCTGCGGCTGGGCTGGTAGGACCTGTCGTCCTTGAGGGCGAACACGCCTGCCCAGCAGTGGTCCTCGCTCTGGTGCAGAATGGCGATCTGAGCATCCCGGTCTCCGGGGGCCAGCTTCTCCAGTTCCGTGACCAGGCGCTTTTTTGCCTGGTCCGTCATCGGCTTTTTGACCCTGTTCCGCATCGCCTCGAAGTCTTGCAGAGCGGAAAGCAGGTCAGCGTCGCCGGAGGCGAAGTCCGCAAAGATAGTTTCCTTTGTTTTCTTTTCCTCTGCTTTGCTTTGCTTTTCTTTACTCTGCTTTGCTTTTCTTTTATTTGCATCGGTTTGCTCTGCATTTGCATTACTTGTGGATGCTCCGCTGCCGTCGTCGGCCTTGCAAGGCTGATTTTTCCAGCGTTTTTGCGCCGCCTCCCGGCGGAGGTTGGAGATGTCGTCCACCTTCCCCATGCGTCGGAGAAGGGAAGCGGAGTAAAGATACTCGCCGTCGTTCACCAAAAGCGTGTTGCCGTTTTCTGCAAACTCTGTGCAGCAGTCTGTGATGATCTGCTCAAGGTGGGATGCTTCCACCTGCATTTGCATAGCAAGTGTATTCCAGATGTACTTGTTCACGGACAGCCGGTACTCTGGCTGCTCCCGGAGTATCTCCACCAGCATGAAGTACACCCCGTACCCCTCCGCCCCGTAGACGGAGCGGAGGGCCAGGATTTTGGGGTCGTTGCGGGCGTTGCAGTCGTGGGAGAAGAAATAGGCGTCTTTCTCGTTGGTCTTGGGCATACGGATGCCTCCTTATGCAAGCGCCTGCTGCCCCGTTGCATCCTCGAAGATGCCGTCGGGCAGCTCCGGCGCGGTATTGCTGCTGGGTTCGATGACCTCCCCGGTCTCCGGGTTGGCCTCCGGGAGGGCCTCTGGCGCGTTTTCGGGTGCGTCCAGGTAATTCTTGCTCCCGTCGGCACCGATGGCCGCCTCGTCGCTTGCAAGGGCTTTCTGGAGGTCAATGGACATGATGCCCCACTTGCTGATAAGCTGGCGCAGCATCGTCTTGCAGGCCATCCCGTCGAAATCCTTGTACCAGAAGGAGGAATACTTCCACTCGTCGCCCTTGGGGTAGTTGCCCGCCACGAAGTCGGCGTAGGACACGCGGCTGTACCGGGGGTCCTGGGCCTCGCGGGCCTCCAGGTGGAACGCCTGGGAGTAGCGGTCCGCGTGGGCCAGCATCTTGTCCTTGCTCCAGTACAGCACCTTGCGGAAGCCGTTGTTCAGCTCGAAGTAGGCGTAGTAGCCCACCACGGGGCGGCTCTCCCGGTCTCCGTCGTCCTCCAGGAACTCCAGGATGGGGCGGCGGGTGAAGCGGTCCCGGCCTCTGTACTCGCCCTCCACCACGGGAAACGCGTCGATGTCCAGGTATTGGCCGCTGCGCTCTGCAAGCTGGATGTAGCCCTTGTAGCCGAGCTGGAACTGGGCCACGGTGCCGCGCTTCTTGTCCTTGTAGGGGACCATGTAATACTGGCCGAGCTGCGGGGAGGGGGACAGGTTCAGGCTCTCACCCAGCAGGGCGGCGGTCAGCACCGTCCCGGCGTCGCACTCCTGGAGGGACGGGTTTACGGCCACGGCGGAGCTGATGGCAGCCACGAAGCGCCGGGCGCGGTCCGGGTCTCCCAGGGTGTCGTTCACGAGTTTCTGGTACATCGGCGTCTGGATAGCCACGCTGAACTTGGGCTTGCCGCCGCTGCGGCTCTGCAAAGAATTGTTCACGGCCATGATTAAATCCTCCTATACGAAATGTTCCGTTCTTTCAGCCAGCGGGAAAGCTCCGCCGCCTGGTCCTTTGTCACCTGGCACTCAAAGCGCAGCAGGTAGATGGCCTCCTCCACGGCCTCACCACCGCCGGGTTCCCAGGTCCCGGCCTGGGCCGCATTGGCAGCGGGGTCCGGGGTCTGCTCTGCACCCCGCGTCGCCTCTGCCTTGCGCTGTTCCTCTGCCAGGTTGGCGGCCTGGGCGGTCCGCTGGGCCTCGTACTCCCGCAGGCGCTTGGCCCGCTCCTGGAGGCGGGAGCGCTCCATCAGAGCCTCGTTCAAGTCCAGGTGCTCCAGGTACTTGATCTTGACGGCCTCGGCAAACTCGCTCTCCACGGTAGCCAGGACCTCCAGATCGGACGCGGCCTTGTCCTCCGCCGCGACGATGGCCTCCCGGACCTTCTTCATGGTCACGCTGGTGTTGTACCAGGTGTCCTGCCACAGCTTCTCAAAGGGGAGCAGCGCCCGCAGCTCGCCCACGGTCTCCTCGTAGATTTCCAGGATAGCGGCCCGCTTGTCCGCCCGGCGCTTCTCCTCGTACTCCTTGAGCTGCGCGTCGATGGCGGCGATGGGCTGGTCAATAAGGCCCACCAGTTCCTTCACCTTGGCCTCGAAGTCGGTGTACGGGGCCATGCACTCGCGCTTGACCTCCTTGCGCTTGTTCTCCAGGGCCTCCCGCAGCTTGTTCAGCTTGGCGCGGTCCTCCTTGGCACCCTTGATGCCGTCCTCTGTTACCACCAGGCCGGTGTACAGCGCCAGGCTCTCCGCAAGCTGGCCTTTCAGCTCCTCAAAGTTGAAGTCTATCGTCTTGGGCAAAGTCTCCAGGCTGTTGCCCATCACAAATTCCATGCTCATGTTGTCCTCCTGTTCAGATAGGCGGGAGCTTGAGATTTGGTTTCTGCCGCTGCTCCACGCAGCGCCAGAAGGGGACCGCCTCCCGCCGGATGATGGCGATGTCGTCCTCGGCATCCGCCCGTTCGATTTTGTAGTGCCGGGTCTCTTTCCGGTCCTCGCCCTCCGCCGTGGTGTATTTGATCTGGGCCAGAAGCTCCACGAACTGCCACCCGGCGGCAAGCATCTGCTGGCACACCTGGGCGTAATACTCCGTGGGGATGCGCCCCTTCCAATGGGTCCAGCCGGTGGAGGAGAGGATTTCCGTGGTTTTGATCTCCAGGCCGCCCAGCCGCCCGGTGGCGGTTTCCTCCAGCTCCCCGTCCGGGGTGCAGGTGATGAAGGGCAGGTCCTGGTGTTTGATAATCTTGTAGGGGGTGAAGCTCACCCGGTATTCCGGGTGGTCCAGGGCGAAGAAGGAGCGCAGCAGCGGCTCCGCGTCGTTGCCGTAGCGCACATAGGGCTTGTCCCCGATGTCCTCCGGGATGACCAGCCCGCACTTTTCCTCCCAGAGCTGCACGTTGGTTTTCCAGGGGGAGAGGCCCAGGAGGGCGGCGGCGTCAGACGCCCCCAGCCCATCCTTGCGGGCCTCCAGCCATTCCGCCCGGTCCTTGCAGATGATGACCTGCGGCTGCATCACATCATCACGACGATTTTGCCGTCCTTAACCTCCTGGGCCAGCTTGTCCTCGAAGTAGGCCGCGATGCTGGCCTTGGCCGTCTGCTGCCACATCCCGCCGTCAGCCTCGAACAGGCCCACGTTGCCGTCATCGTCCAGGCGCAGCAGGAACTCGCTCACCGGCTGTTCTACCTCCAGGAAGGTGCGGAAGGGGCGCAGGGCCACGCGGGGCTTGACCTGCACCAGCGCCTTGAGGGAGACGCCCTGGCGGGCCTCCACTTCCTGGCTCACGCCGTTGTCGCGGGTGGTCACACCGCTGTCCTTGCTCATGCGGGAGAGCAGGTCCAGCAGGTAGTCCACGCCGGGGCCGGGGGAGAACTTGCTCCGCAGCTCAATGATGGCCTGCTCATACTCCCGGAAGCCGTCACGGAAGCCCGGAACGTCGCATTTCGCGGTATAGAGGCTGTCGCGGCACATCATGTCGTCGTAGGTGGTGAACACGGAGACCGTGCGGGCATCGTCCACGCGGATGAACACGGGCAGGTTCTCGAACATATCCAGCTCGTTGCGGACCAGCTTCACGATGCTGTCCAGGCCGGAGACGGAGAGGTTGGCAGGGCGGTCAATGTGGGGCTTGATACGGACCAGGTCGTGGTCAGAGTAGGTGTCGCCGTGGATGTTGTAGGTCTTGTTGTCCTTGAGGGACACGAGGTACTGGGCAAATTCTTTCAGCATGATGAATACTCCTTTCAGATCGTGGCGTTATGCCTGGCGTTTGAACTTCAAAATTTTGGGGTGGTCCTGCTCCTCACCGTCGAGGGCTAACTGGCCGGGGACCTGGGGCACCATTTCGGCCACCATCAGTTCGCCGGTGCTGGGTGCGTTGGTGATGTAGAGGCTCGTGGTCACGGGGTCCGTCGGGGTCAGGGAGCACTTGGCCGTGCTCTGCACCGTGATGGTCCGGCGGTCCGCGCTGGGGATAAGCTCCAGGGTCACGGAGATTTTGCGCTTGGCGGTGGCCTTGGTGTTGGGGTCCAGGATGTTGTCCATCACCTTGCCCATCTCATAGTCCACGCGCTCCAGGATTGCACCCATTGACATCTCAAGGATGCTTTTCTTGTCCAACTGGTCACTCATGCGGTTTTATCCTCCTTTTTGGTGGCCCGTTTCCGGGCCGCATATTCTCCTAACAGCCGCTTGAGGGCTGCGTCATGCCAGCTTTGCCAGGACGAATACCCGCACACCTGGAGCAGATCGTCCGGCAGGCTTGCCGCGAACTCGCGGCTGATGCGGTAACACTTGCGGAAGCGCCCGGTGGGTGCGGTGGGCGGTGCGGTCTCCGTCTCGCTGGCCTCGCTGCGGCTCTCTGCTGTCGGCAGCGCCCCCAGCAGGTCCAGGTCCTCCGCGTCGTAGAGTTCCGTCCTGGACGCTCCCAGGACATCCTCCAGGGCCTTGAGCTGGTCCGGCGTCGGCAGGCATACGCCCTTCTCATACCGGCTTACCATGCCCACGTCAGCCCTGGGTTCCGTTTCTTTCAGTCTGGCGGACACCTGCGGCTGGGTCAGACCCAGCACCATCCGCCGCTCTTGTAGTCGGTTCATGCTCTACCTCCTCTATCAGTCTGATTTGTTGGAAGAAGGGGAAGAACTGGGGCGGGCACACCGCGTTTCCGAGGCATCTAACTCTGTCCATCCAGTTGGGAAGCCCATCAACCATTCGGTCCATTCCGGGTTCAGATTTCCAGTACCCCCCCCCGCCAGGTAAGCCACTTTCTGGCATAGAAGCAATGACCTGGTGGATGTCGCGTCCTTCCGCAGGTGCCGGGCCAGCCCCGCCGCGTCCATCGCCGTCGGCGTGGGCCACGATTGCAAATCGGTATCTTTGGTGCGGAGCGCCGACGCCGCGAGCTGGAACCATAAACGCCCGTGCGGTGTAGCCTTTACTTTCCAGGTCAGAAAGCACATCGTCGAGTGCCAGATTGAGGATGTTAGCAACATTCTCTCCAATGACCCAAGCAGGCCGCAGCTCGTCGATAACTCTAAGCATCTCCGGCCAGAGGTAGCGGTCATCGCTCTTGCCTCTGCGCTGTCCGGCTTTGGAGAAGGGTTGGCACGGGAAGCCGCCGGAAATAATGTCAACTGTTCGTAGTCCGGTCCGTTCACAGAAACTCTCCTTTGTCAAAGTCCGAATGTCCCGCCAGCGTGGAACGTCCGGCCAATGTTTCTCCAGGACCCTGGTGGGGTAGTCGGCCCACTCGCATTGTCCCACGGTGTGGAAGCCTGCCCACTCGGCGGCCAGGTCCAGGCCACCGATGCCGGAAAACAGGGAAAGGTGGGTCAACTCCATATCAGCTATCCCTCATACGGGCTTTCCAGGGACCAGTCCCAGGTCTGCCCGCCTTGCCATTCCGTGGTGAAGTAGTTGTGTGCGCCGTCTCCGGTGAAGTACAGGTACTCCTTCGGCAGCACCCGGCCCACGCTGCCCACGCACTCCTTCTCGGCCATCCAGCGGGCCAGCACATCCTCCACCAGGGCCAGGATGTCCGGGTCCACCGGGTTGCTGGGGTCGTAGCCGTAGAACTGGCAGGGCTGGGTCGTGATGCCCTCCACCGTGTCGGCCCAGAAGCGGTCCCCACTGTCGTAGCGGTTCAGCACGCACCAGATCGTGGCCGCCTGTTCCGTGGTGGAGCAGCCCCGCGCCTCGCCCCACACCATCTTTGCCAGGGCTACCTTGGACGCCTCCATCGGGTCGATGGCCTCCCGGTCCTCAAACTCCAGCGTGATGGGTTCCAGCGCGGGTGTCTCCGCCGGGAGCGCCGTTGCCGTCACCGGCACGGTGGCCTCTGGTGTCTCCGGCTCTTGTGGACGCCCGCTCCAGGCGAACGCAGCAGCCACGGCCAGAAGGGCCAGCGCCAGGCAGGCGGCTCTCTGCATCGCGGCCCTGCGGCGGCGCTGCTGCCGCCTCCGCCGTTCAGTCCGGGTCATAGGTGCTTCTCCTGCGGCGGTACAACTCGTCGATAAGGTCCGTGTCGCTGTAATCGGCCAGCGCCTTGCCCTCGTCCTCGGTCTCAACCGATACAAGGATAGAGGATTTCAGATACAAAGCGGGACGCGGCGCGAAGCAGGCGCGGCACACGTAGTCGCGGTCCACGGTGCCGCCGAGGTAGATGCCGTACGCGCTGACGCCATTCGAGAACGGGGAGCTGTTGGTTGTCCAGCCCGTTGCCAGCCAATAGGGCTTGGAGGTCAGCGGCAGGACGCTGCGGTGCTTGCGGTACTCGTCGATGGTCAGCGCCCGCGCGACAGCCAGGGGCTTGCCGTAGTCCGTCATGCCGTCCATGGTGGTCAGGTCGATGGGCCGCTCCACCACGGCGGAGAAGATGGCCGGGTGCTTGTCCCGCAGCCAGCGCTCCACGGTCTTGGAAAGCAGGCTGCCCGCGTAGTTGTTGTGGTCCTCCCGCTCGGCGTCGTCATCCTCGAACTGGCAGCACTCCGGCAGCGTGTCGGCGGCCACCGCAAAGGCGGCGTCCATGTCGTCCTCCAGCTTAACAAACTCCACGCCGTCGAGGGTGAAGCGTTCGCCCCGACGTACCTGTGCCAGGGCCAGGTCCTTCATTTTCATGTCCTTGTCCTCCTCTTTGGTTTACTGGCCGCTCTCGGCGGTCGTGGTGGTCCGCCGGTTGCCCCGGCGGCGGATTGCCTCTTGAAACGTCCTTTGAGCCAGGCGGGGGTCATACTCCGGGCGCTGGTTCTTGTCCAGCTTGCCCGTGTCGCCTCGTCGCAGCTCCTCATAGATCGTTGCGGGGTGGCATCCGATTTTGTAGGCGATGTCCAGCACGCGGGCTTCCTCCTGGTACATCTTTGCGATTTTCTTTCGGTCCTGGAAATCCAGGTACTTGCAGGCCATCACGCGCACCCCCTTTCCTGGGAAAAAATAAAGCCCGAAGGACTGTTTCATCCTTCGGGTTTTACGATAGCATTTGCGTCGCCAAATGTCAATAGTAAAACCCGAATTTCTTTGAAAAATTTTTTATAGTCTTTATAGGCTTGCAAGGAACACGTTGAAAAGCTCCGCAGAGGTGTGCCAGTCCAGGATTAACCGTGGGTAATTATTTATCCAGTCCTGGACCCGGCGCACCTCTTTTTGTGTTACCTTGCGGAAGTCCGTGCCCTTGGGGAAAAACCACCGGATAAGCTGGTTCTGCTTCTCGTTGCTGCCGCGCTCTCCGGGTGACCTGGGGTGGCAGTAGTAGACGTGGGTGCGCTTCTCTCCGGGCAGCAGACAGGAGCGCTCCATGCCCTTGCAATCGGCAAATTCGCTCCCGTTGTCCACGGTGATGCTCTTGAACACCTGGCGGAACATAGCGGTCCCCATGCGCCGCTCCAGCCGGTCCAGAACGCCCACGACGCTGGCGGCGGTGTCGTCGTGCATCTTGCGGATGATCTCGTCCCGCGTCACGCGTCCGGTGAGGACGCACAGGGCGGCCTTGGTGCCCTTCTTGCCCACTACGCTGTCCATCTCCCAGTGGCCCGGCTCCTCCCGGTTGTTGATGTGCTCCGGGCGATGCTCGATGCTATCCCCTCTGGGGGCTTTCGCTGCTTTCACGCGGTTGTAGGTCCGCTTCTGGTCACTCTTGTAGCGCAGCTCCTTGTTGGTCAGGGGCCACAAGTCCCCGTTCTCGATGTACTTATACACAGTCTGACGGCATAATGTGCAGGAGAAGGTGGTCTCCGGCGTTTTGCCCAGCATGGAACAGGCAGCAGACGGGGAATACCCCTCGGAGATGGTTTTGACCAGCCACCGGGCCAGCCGGTGGTCTTTGCCTATTTTCAGAGGCTTTTCCATGTTCTTCTTGCGGTCCAGGTGGTAGTCCTTGGCGACATCGGCGGAGTAGGAGATATAGGTGGTCAGATCGCTGCGTTTCAGCTCCACCGCGCCCCTCCGGCACTCGTCGTAGACCGTGCTGTGATGCACGCCCAGATAGCGGGCGATCTGCGGCTTGCTGTACCCCTCGCGGAGCATTTTTTCAATGGTCAATCTGTCGTTCCAGGTCAAGTGTGCGCCCTTATATCTCGGCATAGGAAAACCTCCATTTGCAATACTTTTGCATAGCATTTGTATATCTTTAGCACACTTTTTTCGGCCATGTCAATAGCCCCGGAAGATGCAAAAATCCCCCTACTATCCGTAGGGGGATTTCAAAATTTTTTATTCTTTTCCGGTCAGCCAGTCCATCGTCACGCCCAGGACCTCGGCAAAGATCATCAGCTCGTAGTCCGTCACGAAGCGGTCCCCGGTCTCTATCTTGCTGATGGCCTCCCGCTCGATGAACACGCCCTTGACCTGCATCCTCGCAGCGAGGTCCGCCTGGGAGATGCGTTTGGTCGCCCGCACCTGGTGGATGCGGTCGCCGGAGATATTCTTTTGTCCCTCAAAATCGTAAATCTTCACACGCAGCCCCTCCTTGGCACCTTGACAGTACCACGGAAAAGGGCTATCTTTGTAATAAAGATTTACAACCTTTATCGTTTTGGTACAAAAAGTGGGAATATCTCACTTCACGTCCGGCAGCTTCTCCAGCATACCGGCGGCCTCCAGCAGATTGTAGATGATCTGGGCCGTGGCCTCGCGGGTGATGGGCTTCTGCCATCCGTAGTTGCCCGCACCGTCTCCGGCGAAGATACCCTTGCGCTTGCAGTAGTCGGTGGCCTCCTTGGCCCAGGCGGAGGGGTTGTCCCCGGTGTCGGCGCAGCTCGTGAGCTGTTTGGTGTCCATAGTTTCTTCATCCTTTCCGGCCTTTGCGGCCTCCAGTCTTTTGTTGACTTCTGCGGCGATCTGGCCGTGGCGGCTGTAAAGCCAGTCGCCAGGGCAGGCTTTCGCCGCAAACCAGCGGTGGACGGTCATGTTCTGCCGGTCTACCTGACCTACGAGGTTTTTATCTCCCTTCCAAAGCAGCCTGGGGATGCCGTTGCGTTGGCAGATGTCCACCAGCAGGTCAATGAGGGACTTGTAGGCCGCGTCGGAGACCGGCCACGGGTCCTTGGCAACGGTGTTCGCCACCTCAATGGTGACGGCCCGGTTGTCGTTGCTGGCGGAGGAGGTACACCACGAACGGTTGGCCTCGTCCACATACAGACCGATGCGCCCATCGCTGCCGATGCCGTAGTTGCTGCTGGCCTGGCGTTCCTTGTTCTGGAACAGTTCGCCGCAGCGCTCCACGGACAGGTTCCCGGCCATACAGTGGATGGAGATGGTGTCGATGGCGTGCTTGCGCTTGCCGGAATGGTTGGGGGACAGCTTGGTGTAGCTGACCAGCGGGCTGTTACTCATTGCCCGCACCTTCTTTCAGAACGCCGTGGTTGAGTTCGTAGACGGCGGCCTCAATGAGCGCGTCGATGCGTTCCTCGTCCAGGGTGATGCCGTGCTCCGCCAGCCAGTTGAGGACGTAGGCTTTCTTCTCCTCGCCGCGCCCGCTGCCACGGTAGATTTGCTCCGCCGCCGTCACAGCGATTTTCACCCAGGCATTGATCTCCGCCTGCTGCTGGGCCGTGGTCCGGCTCTTGATATAGGGGATGACCACGGCGGTGATGACGGCAGCCACAAGGGCAGCCGCCGCTTCAATGATGGTCGTAATATCCATGATGTGCTCCTTCCTTTACTCCACGATTTCCCAGTCGTCGGCCAGCATATCCGCCTGGCTTGCAAGCCATCCCATTTGCACGCCGGAAGTGCCGCAGAATGCGATAGCCTTGTTCCCAATGGCCGCGTGCTCGGCATTGACGATTGTGCCAGCCGGGGACGTGTAACTGATGGCAGAGGCCAGCTCAATGTGCTGGTTCTTTCCGTTCCAGCCCGCCCGTCTGCACTTCTTCCCCTTCTTCATGGCCTCGATAGCCAGCCCGAAGTTCATACTGTCGATGGGGCGGTACGCCGCCTCGAACACGGCCTTGGGGCTGAAACTCTCGTAGCCGTCCGGGTAGCGGACCTTATAGCCCTCCTCCACGGGGTCCATGCTCTTGGGGGTTGGCTGGCCCTCCTCGTAGACCCTGACGCCCTTGCGAATAGCAGGGACCGCCTCAATGATTTTCGTGCCGATATAGGTTTTCATTTCGATTTCCTCCTTTAGCAATCTCGTTTGATTTTCTTCTCCGGTGCGTTGCTCTTGCCGAACACCACCCCGTCGTTGTGCTCGAAGATGTTCTCCACCACCTTGAGGACGTTCACGCCCAGAATGGTCTCGATGGCCTGCTCGGACAGGTCCACCACCGGGAACACTTGGCCCAGGCGCACCGTGGCGTACAGGGCGATGAGGTAGGACATCGTGACCCACCCCAGCGCGGCGATCTGCGTTGTCACGAACAGCCGCCGCGTGGTCGTCTTAATGTTCTTCATCTCGTACCGCCTCCAGATGGTCAATGCGGTGGTGTGCGGACTTGGCGCTGGCCTCCACGGCAGCCAGACGGCCCTCCACCTCTGTGTTGGTCTTGCGCTGCTCTCGCTGTTCCGTCTTGATCTCGTCCGTGTTGGACTTGATGTACCCCAGCTCTGTCAAAACAGTGCCGAGCTGTTGGCCGTTGCTCCTGTCGTCTTTTCCCTTGTTGTGGGAGAAGGTGGCATAACTGATGACAGCGCCCAGCACCGTGCATACCAGTCCCACAATGATGTTCCACTCCATTGGTATCACCTGCCTTTCCCATTGAGCATATCAAAGCCCCGCATCCTTTTCGCCCCGAAGCAGATAAAAATTTGAAAGAGAGGGATTGCCCTATGAGCCTAAAGGGAACAGAAATGACAAATGAAGAATACTTGAAAATTCGCGCTTCACTCCTTGAGAAAGAAATCGCAGAGCAGGGGAAGCAGCAGCGGAAATATGTCTTGCAGCGCAATATTGCCCTGGTCCTCTGCGCCGTTTTCTTTGCCATAGCGCTGCTCTTTGCTACGCGGCCCGCCTCGGCAGCTCCGGCGGCAAAGGCGGCAGTGGTGAGCGCCCAGCGGGCGGAGGAAGTGGTAGCAAGTGCTAACAGCGATAAGTACCACCGGCTCACCTGCGATTATGCGGACAACATCTTGGAGGAAAACATGGTCTACTATAAAACGCCCGCAGACGCGGAGCGGGACGGCAAATATGCCTGCTCCGTATGCAGGCCATGAGGAGGGAACGTATGGGGAAAGCAATATTTCTCGCATTGATTGTCTATTTCATTCTCCGTTCGTTCTGGGACTTGCGCGAGAGCGGAGAGCGAAAGCGGCACCCGTCCTTGGAAATTCCACTCAAAAGAGACGGGGAACTGGACAAATATTTCCGCTCGCACGGGATAGACACGGATGCAGACAAGGCCGATTTTGTAGAGCGTGCAGCTACGGCGGCAGCGTTTGAAGAAAATAAGAAGGGCTGGGATTAACTCCCGGCCCTTCTTTCTTTACCATTCGCTGGTGTAGACGGTCCCCCAGAGGAAAGCCCGCTGTTCGTCGGTCAGGCCGGAGAAGTCCTCCAGCCATTCCCGCACATGGTCGCTCTTGGCCTCGCCCTTCACGGTCTTACCGTCTGCGTCCTTGGTCCCTTCCATCTCGTTGTAGGCGGTGTGGAACAGGACGTACTCCCAGGGTTCGATGCCCTGGGCCTCTGCGTCGTCGGCCTGGGCCATCCACTTGGTGCTGACCTCGTACTGTCCGTCGGAATGGTCCGCCAGGGCGCTCTTGTCGGCCAGATCATAGGCTGCCTTGAGCACCTTGTCGCGGGTCTCGTCGTCCATTCCCTGGAAAATAGGGCTGCTCGTCAGGTCGTCGGCCATGCTGCGGTAGTCGTTGGCCCGCTGGTCGGAGTATGCCCGGTAGGCGCTGCTGCCCAGGTCGTCCGCGCCGAAGGTCTCCTCCTTCTCCTTGGCCGGGGCGTATTTGTCCCGGCTGCCGATAAGGTCCCGTGCCCTCTGGGGCAGGGTGTAGTCCGGCTCCTTCTCAACGGCCTTGTTGTAGCGGCTCCGCATGGCGCTGTCGATGCTCGCGCCGTCCACGCCCATGCTGTTCATCAGGTCGTCCCTGATGTGCTGGTAGGTGTCCATGTCGCCCTGCTCCAGCGCCCGGTACAGAATGGCGTAATAGCGGTTCTTGTTTCCGGTGTTGGAGATGTTGTAGATAGCCTTTTCCATCTCATACTGGAGCGGGATGTTGCCGGTCTCCACCGCTGCGCTCCGGGCCAGGCCCCACATATCCCGCGTCAGGTTGGAGGCCGGGATGCCGAACATCTTTGCACCGGCGGCCAGCAGTCCCTTGATGGCGTAGGCCCTGGTCCGCTTGCCCTGGCCGTCGGCGCTCTGGATGGCCGTCTGTCCGGCCTGGATAAGGTCGGACACGATCTCCATTTCCGTGCGGGACACCTCGTAGCCCTGCATGATGGACAGCGCGTCCTTCACAAAGGGGATTTGCCCCAGGGGGTTCATGTTGCTGCCGACGTTGCCCTCCGTGATGGCGTTCCAGGCTTTCTCCCAGGGGGTCTCCTCGTCACCGGAGATGCCGGTGAACGCAGCCCGGAAGCGCTCCCAGTATTTTTTATCTTCGTCATCGTCGCGCATGGCGTCGATAAGGCTCTGGGCCAGAGCGTTGACCACGTTCGTCACCACCAGGGCCGTGGCCGCCCGGCCCATCGTCTTGATGGCCTTGCCGCGCTTCTGGCTGTTCTGTTCGTAGCGCACCTGGTCATAGGCCCGCATCAGCAGGTTGAGGCTCATTATAGGCTCGCCCATGAAGCTGGTCGCCTGCTTCACCACCGCGTTGCTGGAGCGCATGATGTTGGACCGCTGGAGCACGCCGTCTACCACCTGGGTCTGGTCGATGACCTCCGCGAACAGCTTTGCCGTCTGCCGGTAGAACGCCTCGCTGCCCTTGGTGAGGCCCTGGTGTTCCCGCGCCGTGGCCCACTCGCAAGCGTTCCACAGCTTACCCCAGGTCACGGCGTCCGCCGCGCCCGCAGGGGCGGAAAGGGCGTCGTTCAGCTTCCGCACGTTCGTCCGGTTGTCGAACAGCGTCTCGGTCATCTTGTAGGGGCTGGAGATGTCGAAGCCGCCCGCATCCTTCCGCATGGCGATGGGGGAGTATTGCAGGGCTTTCTTCCATCCGCTGCCCCGCGTAACGCCTCTTGCAAGGCCCCGCGCCATGTCCTGGGGGTCCAGTACCGCCGCCGCCCGGAAGAACGCCGTGGGCTGCTGGATGACCACGCGGATGTTCGCGCCCACGGCTGCGCCCTTGAAGCCGCCGATGGTCTTTCCGGCGATGTCCCACATAGGGCTGTCGCCGGGGGCGTTGATGCCGTTCTGGATGTCCTCCATCAGGTTGTGCCAGTATTTTTGACTGCCGGGGCCGCCCACGCGGTCCAGCAGGTCCTTGATGGTCTTGCCGGTTGGGTTGCCCTCCTCGTCCCGGAACTGGTAGTTGAACAGGCGGTTGATGTCCTCCATCGTGCAGAGCCAGGAGGCATAGTCCGTCATGTCGGAGGCGTGGTTGGCAAAGGTGGTGAAGATACCTGCCAGGTCCAGGGCGTTGCTCGCGTGGGGCATCGTGGTCTTTGCCATGCCGATGTTCTTAATGGAGCGAGTGTTGTTGCCGCCCTTTTCGATGTTGCTGTGCAGGCCCTCCTTGGCCGATTTGATGGGCCAGTAGTCGCTCTCGGTGAACTTCTTATAACCATAGGCTTCCATGCTGGCCTTGTTGCCGTAGTCGGCCAGCACGCCACGGGTCAGTCCTTGCAGGCCGTCCGCGATCTTCACCTGCTCCGGTGTCAGCGTCCCGGTGATGTTCACCAGGTCGCCCTCCGTCAGGCGGATGCTGTCCGTGCCGCGCCGGATTTGCGAGGTTTTGATCTCTGGCTGCACCACGCCACCCTTGAGCAGATGGTCGTGGGCCTGCTTGCGCTTCACCAGCTCGTACAGCTCCATCACCTGGGCCGTGGAAAGGGTCAGTTTCTCGCCTCGCTCCGTGGTGAAGGTATGCGTGGTCGCCTCCAGCTTCTTCACCGTCTTGGGGTCCACGATCTTGCGGACCTCCTCGGCCACATGGTCCACCATGAGCTGCTGCTGGTCCTGCGCGTCCCGCAGCATCCGGTAGACCGCCTTGCCCGCCTCTCCGTAATGGGAGAAGAAGGTGTACGGGGTCTCCAGGTCAATGAGGGCGTGGTTGCGGGTCAGGCTGTTCTTGGCCCGGCGGCTGCTGGTCCCGATGGAGATAGCCTGCGCCCAGTCCGCCGTCCTGGCGTACTTGGTCTTGGACAGGACTTTCCCCGCTGTGTTCACGCTGTGCTCCACAGCCTTGACCACCTGCCACACGGTTTGGAGCTGCGCCACGCTCATGTCGGCCAGCTTGGTGTCCTTCATGGCGATGACCGCATCAAAGCCGCCCTTGATGCCGTCGGCGTCGCTGCCCAGCAGGGAGGGGTCAATGACCATATCCCCGCCCTCGGCCACGATTTTGGCGTACTGCTCCTTGAGGGCGCGGAACGCCTCGGTTCGCTTGGTGGGGGTGCCTCTGCCATCCTTCACCCGCTTGCCGTTCTCGTCGAGGGTGTACTGGCTCTCCTGGTTGATGCTCTCCAGCATAGCGGCCACGCTTCCGCGCATGGCCTCCGGGATGTGGTGCTGGTCGCTGGGGCGGAGGAGCTTCTGGGACAGAGCGCTTGCATGGCGGGTGATTTTGGCCCGCAGCTCACGGGCCGCCCGGCGTTCCCGGCCCGCTGCGTCCTTGGCCGCATAGCGGTCTTTCAGAGCACCCATCTGCCGCTCGCGGGCCTCTCGCTCCTTGGCGATGGCGTTCTGTACCCGCTGCCGGTTCTGCTCCCGCAGTTCCGCCAGGCGGGTGGTGTACTGCTCCCGCACCTTCTGGACCTGCTCCCGGCCCTTGGCCTTGGCGTTCTCCAGCTTCAATGCCTGCCGGTCCGCAAAGGTCTTTCGCGTCTGGGGCAGGTCGAAGAAGGTCTCCATGATCTCGTTCGCCGCGCCGGTCACGGCCTGGTCCATGTGGCGGGAGAAGGGGTTGTACTCGTTGATCTCGCTGATGCCGTCCAGCACTTCCACGATGTGGAGGAGCTGGTCCGTCGGATGGGTCTGCTCCTGCTCGCTGAAAAACTCCGGCCAGCGGGAGGAAAGCTCCTGGTACACCTGGTCGATGTTGGTGTGGCCCTCGCTGCCCAGGTTCAGCCGTCCGAACTGCCGCTTGCGGAAGTCGCCATAGTCCGCGATGTCCCCGTGGTACTCCTTGCCGTAGATGATCTTGGTCGTCCGCAGGTAGTCCCGCAGGTCGCTGTACGCATCGTACATATCGCTGTCCACGGCCACCGCGTTGCTCACCAGGGTTTGCGCGATGTCCTCCGCCCGGCGGCGGGCCTCGGTGTAGGTCAGCTCGTCCTTGCCGTCGTAGCCGCTGGCGATGTAGTCATAGAGGCTCTGGAGGTCTCCCTGGATGTCCTTCACCGCGATGTCGGCCCCGTAGTTCTGGATAAGCTGTTTCGCGGCGGCGGTCACGGCCTTTTTGTCCGTGGTCACGCGCTGGGTCCGCCGGGTCTGGCCCTGCCAGTAGTCCCGGCTCTCCTGGAGCTTCCCGTTTCGGCGCTGGATGGCGATATAGTCCTTCATCTGCTCCCGCAGCAGTCGGTTTTCCTCTTGCAAGGCGGCGTTCTCCTGGAGAATGTCCCGCCCCTTGAGGGACAGCCTGTCCCCATCGCGGGTCACGATGGCGCTGACAGCGCCGAATTTCCGGGTCGGTTCCACGGTAAAGCCGTCGCCCAGGGCGTCCTTGAGGTAGGAGACCAGCTCCTTGGACGTGAAGCCCTTTTGATAGCTGCCGGTATTGGAGATGAAATACTCCATCAGATCGTCGTTGATGGCAACCTTGCTTCCGGCGTTCTTCACATCCGTGCCGCGCACATTGATAAACGCCCGCCCGCCGGGGTTCAGCATTTCACCGATTTTCACCACCATAGCGTCGCGGAGGTCCTGGGGCATGACGTTAAGGACCGCGTTGCTGATGATGACATCGTAGGTCTTGTCCAGGGCGGAGTAATCGGTGTAGTTCGGCTGGTACTTGGCATCCAGGAACGGCTCGATGTCGTCCACGTCAAAGCCGTACTCCTCGCGCCCGGCTCTGGTCCCGTAGCCCAGGCCGGAGCTTGCATCCAGGATGGTCCCGTCGAAGTTCTCCGCCTGGAGGGCGTCGTAAATTTTGCGGTAGCTCTTGACCGTGCCGGTGATCTGTGTCGGGTTGCGGGTGTCCGCCTCGTCGGCGTCCAGGGCAAACAGGGTCGGGTGGGCGGCCTTAACCTCGTCGAAGGTTGCCCCCGGCCTCCAGTCGTCGCTCGTCGGCTTCACAGGGGGAACGGTCTTGAGGGAGAAGCGCGCACCCTCCACGCTGTTGATCTTGGCAAGGCGGTCCGCGTCGTCTCCGGTCTTGTATTCCAGCATCCGCACACCAGCCTGCTCCAGACCGTCCCGCAGCTTTTTGCTGCTGTCATCGGGGATGACGGCGGCCAGCACTTCGTCGAAGCCGACGGCCCGCTGGGGCTTGGCTTCAAAGTAGCCGGTGGGCATTTCCGCCGCCGCCTGGTAGACGGCCTGGATGTCCTGGGCCGTCTGGCTGCTGATTTTG